GCACGTGGCGGTAGTCTTTCGTGAGGAGGACGGCGAAAAGTATTCCGATCGACTTCTGCCAAAAAGCGAAGCCCGCGATATAAAGCTGCACTTCGCCATAATGGCGGACAGCAAGGCGCAATTCCTACAGCGTTACCGCCGCTTCATTCAGGCATTGAAGACAGGCAATGACGGCTGGCTTGTATGGACGTTCCCGACACTGGGGCTTGAGATGCGCACCTTCTTAACGGAGTTTACGCCCTTTGATGCCCTTACCAACCTATGGGTGGAAGAAGCGCACTGTGGCGCACTACATGCCACATTCCGCGAGCCGAAGCCCAGCTTTTAAAGAGTATTTAAACGATATTTAAATAGCGTTCAAACGATGATAGAAATTTTCACAAAGGAAGATACGGTACGCTGCATAGCCGACGGGGCAAATGGTAGGCAAGATAAGCAGCTGCAAGGCGACAATACCCTGTCGCTAACGTTCACGCTGTACGAATACGTGCAACTGGACGTAAACGACTATGTGGAGTTCTGTGGCGAACGCTATTGGTTGATGGAACGTTTCAAACCCCGTATGAAGAGTACGAGGGAGTGGGAATACAACCTGACACTTTACGGCATTGAAAGCCTTGTAAAGCGTTTTTTGGTGATAAATTACACCGATGCCGAAAACACCCCTATCTTTACGCTTACCGCCCCTGCTGCGGAGCATGCCAAAATAATATTAACATCAATAAACAACGCCATTGGTAAGCAGTTGTTCAAGTTAGGCGAAGTGAAGCAGACGGAGAACCTTGTTATAGACTATAAAGGAACTTACTGCAACGATGCTTTGGATATGCTTGCCAAGGCGGCGAAGACGGAATATTGGTTTGAGAACGGTACAACGCTCAACATATCGAAGGCGCAATATGGAGAGCCTTTAACATTGGGCTACCAAAAGGGGCTTATATCGTTGGAGCGTGATAAAGCCGACAACGTAAAGTTCTATTCGCGCCTCTTCCCATTGGGCAGCACAAAGAACATTGACCGAGACAAATACGGGCACACCCGTCTGCAATTGCCAGGTGGACAGAAGTACGTAGATAAAGACGTGGATAAATACGGTGTGGTGCATCATTTTGAAGAAGCTGCCTTTGCCGATATTTACCCACGCCGTATTGGTACGGTGTCGGCTGTGCGTTCGCAGGAGCGCACTGGCAAAGATGGTAAGCCATTCACCATATATTACTTCAAAGATAAGGATTTGAATTTCAACCCCAACGACTACAAGATAGGGGGGTACGTCATGCGCGTAGCCTTTCAGGAAGGCAGCGAGCTTGCCGGACAGGGTACAAGCGAGGAGCATTACTTTGAAGTAAATTACGACGATACGGCAAAGGAATTTGAAATTATCACCATCTTCCCCAACGACACGATGCAAGTGCCGGGTGGCGTGCTTGTGCCGAAGGTGGGCGACAAATACATATTGTCGCACTTGCGCATGCCTGATGAATACTACCCGCTTGCCGAAAAAGAGTTCTTGGAGGCGGTAAAGAAATTCAATGAAGAAAATTTCGTAGACAACTCGGTATATAAAGCTGACACCGACCACGTTTGGGTGGAGCAGCAGCGCGCCGACCTTTTCCTTGGAAGGCGCATACGGCTTGAAAGTGCAGAATATTTTGCCCCCGCTGGCTATCGTATGAGCCGTATTACCCGCCTTTCACGCAGCGTAGATTTGCCGTCGCTTGTAAGCATCGAAATAAGCGATGCTGTGGCAAAAGGCAAGATAGCTGCAATGGAAGGCAGCATCAACGACGTAAAGCACTATATAGGCGAGGTTGTAAATGACATACCCGATATTATCGCCAGTGGCGATGATACACAGCCGGGAGAGCACAACGTATTTTCTGCCAAGCGTGCACTTAAGGAATTTCTCAACAAGAACACCCCTGACACGGCACAGGAACTGATTACATTCTTAAAGGGTGTTGCATTTAACAATGGGGCAGCTATTGATGGCGAGGGCAACGCTTTGCTGAAAGCTATCCAAACATTGGGATTTGAACGCACCATTAACGGCTTTGGTGTGTGGCTTGACGAAAAGGGGCGAGCGCACGGACAGATTGATTACTTAGAGGTGATCGGCAAGGCTATATTCCGTTCGCTACAGATTGATGAGTATAAGCATATTGGGGGCAATATCGTGCTATCGGGTGCAAATGCTGTGATTGAAAAGGTGGTGCCTGTTAGTGGTGGCTGGAAATGCTACCTACACACGGACGATGGCGAAAAGGCTATTACGAACGATTGGGAGCCGGGCGACCAAGCGTTATGCCAGACGTTCAACATTAGGGCTGGTGTTTACGAGAACGTGAGCAACCGTTATTATTGGCGATGCGTGTCGGCTGTGGCACAGAAGTCGGCTACCGAAAAGGCGTATATCGTTATTACTGCCGATGACGCTTACCGTGATAAAAGCACCGACAACGATGCTCCAATGGCGGGCGACAACATTGTGCTATGCGGGCATAACTCGCTGTGGGACGTTGCTAACGGCATTGACCCTACGCTGCACCGCAACCGTATGAATGTTACGATGATTACTACATCGAAAGAGGAGGGTGGCACTATCGAGGTGTATCGCAACATTCACGACTTTTCGCTCTCTAAAGGTAACGCCATATTTCACCTTTCCAGCGACAAGATTTATATGAACAGCCAACGCTTCGAATGGATAAGCGCAGATGGCGAGCGTATTCCTAACGTGATTTATCGTGGCGATTGGACACCGGGCACAGTGGCTGCCCGATACGAAGCGTGGTATTATGGTGGTGGAACGTGGCTATCGCTCGAAGATGGCAACACCGATGAACCTACAGAACAATCTGCCCGATGGAAGCATTACGCAACCAAAGGCGAAGACGGCACATCGCCCTACACGGTGCAAATTCTGTCGGAAAGTGGCGGCAACATTATACACAACGGGCAGGGGCAAATTGCGCTTGTGGCAACCGTGCTGCATGGCGAGCAGGACATTACAGCCTCGCTTCTGCCGAACCAATTCTCGTGGGTGATACAATCAGGCAACGCACAGTTCGACACAGCATGGAACGCTCGCCACGAGGCAATTGGCAACCGAACTACCATTAGTGCCGAAGAGGTGAACCTTAAGGCGCAGATTGATTGTATAGTAAACATAGAATAAAATTTCACACAACATTAAATTCAAAACGCAATGGCTACAATTAAAGCAAGAGGACAGGTAACTATAGTAGACCTTAACGATGCAAAACAAGTGCAGCTACTTATGGATATTAAGTATCCTGTGCAGATGTATAACCCCGATACAAGGGTATATACACCCAACTTTAGCAGCGACAACAACGTGGTAACTCCAAAGGTTTACGTTACGGGCAACGGCACCAATTTGGTAAGCAAACTTACCGCACTGATATACAAAGTTGGCGGTACGTTGGTGAATGCCGGGCAGACCAGCGGACAATACTCTGCGGCTGCCATATCAGCCGGTGGTGCCCTCACCATAAAGGGCAACATTACGGACAACTCGCTACCCATAAAAATAGCGGCTGTTTACCACGACGACGAAACAGGGCAAGACACCACGCTCGAGGCGCAAGGCTTCGTTGCGAAAACTGCCAACGCTGGTGCGCTCTTTCAGGTTATACTCACACAGCCAAAGGGAAACAGCTTCGATGCAAGCAACAACGTTAATACGCTTACAGCAGAAGCCAAATGCTACCGTGGCGGCACGCAGGACACGGACGGCATTACTTACAAGTGGTACTCGCTGAACTTAAAGACGCAAACGTGGGAGCTGCTCTCACAGGGCATTGCAACTGCCGCAGGTGTATCAACGCTCACCGTTAAGGCAAGCGACGTGCTAAATGTACAGACTTTTAAATGCGAAGCACAGGACGGTACCGAAAAGTCGGAAGCCATCGTAACCTTTGAGGACCGCACCGACCCCTATTCGGTAGAAATCTTCTCGCCCACAGGTTTACAGATTAAGAACGGACAAGGCTCTACCACGCTTTGCGCCCGAGTGTATCGTGGCACAGAAAAGATTGAGGACGAAGCCACCGCTACAAAGAAGTTCACCTACACGTGGACCAAGTTCGATAAGAACGGCACAAAATCGAACTTTGCTGGCACAACATCGGCACAGAAAACAGGCAATCCGCTCATCGTGGCAGCCACCGATATAGAAACAAAAGCAACCTTCTATTGCGAGGTGAGTATATAAGCACGAATTTACATCTATGGATATACAGCCGTAGATCTAGGGATATACGAGCGTAGATCCATAGATATACATTTTTATATTAACTCTTTAAATTTTACAACTATGACGAAATGTTTAAGTTTCACAATTAGAGAACAGAAAATGAGTGTAGGTCCGAAGAAAGGGCAAAAGGTGTACATAGCACGCCCCACCGACCGACAACGAGTAACCCACCGCCAATTCTGCGAAGAAGTAGCACACGCCACCACCTTTACAGGTGCCGAAGTGGAAGCCGTGTTGCGCCTGGCAGCCGAAATGGCAAAGAAGCACGTAGAGAGCGGAGAAAGTGTAGACTTTGGCGACATTGGCACTCTGTCGCCATCGTTCAAGTCGAAAGCCGTAGACCACATAGAAGACTTCAACGCACAGAGCCACATAAAGAAGCCTATGGTGAAACTACGTCCGAGCGTTCGTTACTTCACACTCGAAGGCGTAACCTACGAGCGAGTAGAACCAAAACCAAAGAAAACCAAAGGCAGCAAACCTGCTGGTGGCGGCACTCAACCTCACCCATAAACACACTCTCGAAACAGGGAGGGCAATTTCGGTCCTCCCTACATTTAAAAAACTTATATAACCGATGATAATAGCACGAACATACATCACAATAATCAACGTTTCGGACGGACCAAAGGGCGACACAGGCGACAACGCCCTAACATTGGTATGCACCCCTACCAGCCTAACATTCGAGACAAACCGAGATGGCGAAATAGAAAACACCACGCAGCGCAAAGTGCAAGTAGTGCTATACGAGGGACAAACAGAAGTAACCCCTACATCAACCACCGTAACACCCTACAACTGCTACGCCCGACTGGTGGAGCAAAACATCGTAGTAGACGGCATTAGTCCCAACCAGTGGAGCGGACACATAGCCATAACCGCCACCTACAAAGGGCAAACTCGCACGGCAAGAGTAGAGTTCGTGGTAAACGCACAGAAGTGGAACGAAGCTAAATTTGAAGCCAACGACAAACAGTTTAAGAGTATCATTGCGCAGAATAAGGCAGACAAACAAGGGCTGGAGCGGCGTATGTCTACTATAGAGCAAACAGCCGACAATATACAGGTGGAGGTAAGGCGACAGACGTTTGGCGGTGCAAACCTACTGAAAGGAGCAAGCCTGCGACCACTCAACCTGCTAAATATCTACAGTTCTCAATACGTAACCATCGTGAAGTACCCAAGCGTTGCCCACTTTGATAATCCCTACCTATCCATATCACGACACGGAGCCACACAAGACGAATGGAACGGCTGCAAATTCCCCATTGTAACCATACAAGGAGGCAAAACCTATACCCTATCAATGTTTGTGCGAATATACGGTAGCGACCAGCCATACATTGAAATAAAGCGCAGCAAATCGAAAGACATGAGCGCACCAAAAACAAGCTACGCCAACATACCATCAAGTTATGGCGTATGGAAGCAATACACCCACACCTTCGATATGGAGGACGGCTACAACTACCTGCAAATATTCATAGGCTGCACACGCAATGGCGAAGCCTACCTGTCAGAAATACAACTGGAAGAAGGCACTAAAGCCACCACGTGGAAAGACCCCGACGTGGTGGACAGCCTACAAGCGGCAGGCATCTATATCAATGGAAACGACATGAGCATAAACGCACGTGCCAAACACTTCAATTATATAGACCAACAAGGAAACATCGTAGCATCGGTAGACGAAACAGGAGCTATTGATGGCTTAAAATTTCGCACACGCAACACCGGGTCAGGCTACATAGACCTAACAGGTCCATTGATGAGCGTGTTTGGAACTGTGGCAAAGAACATAGAATTTGGTATTGACGATAAAGGTCGAGCTATATTAAAATTCTATGACAACGCAGGCAACAACACCCTAAACCTTTCGCCCGATGGCTTAAAAGCCGAAGACATTAGAGTAGCATCTTTTTCAGCTTTGGGTGTATGTTATATTGGCGGTTTTGATATTATCAATTTACCAGCAGAGCATTCGATATTTAATCCGTTCTTTGTAGACACTAAACCTTCTGGCACAGCTGTATACCTATACGCAGGGGCAAAGATGCAGGGTAAATTCGTAGCTCACGGAGGTTGGTCGCAGGCACAGGTAGAAGCCAATAATGGAAGATATTTCCAAACCGATAAACCTCAATTAAGTAATTCGGTTGTAAATGGAGTATATGCTGCTTCACAACCACAAGTAACGTTGAAAATACCAGGCACAATACGTCCAGATGGAGGGATAACAAGTTTACCAAAAGAATGGCGTATCATAACTATATATGTATTTCGTGATGGTAAAATCTCAACCTTCCAATTGATAAGAGAAAGAAATCTTTAAACATTATACGCAATATGAACATTCAAACAAAAATTTTAAGCAAGCAAGAGTTAGTAACCTGTGAAGTAGTCATAGATGGCTACCTACACACAGTGTCTTATCAAGCCGACACCACAAACACAATAGCTAAAGTGCTACAATTCACCGACAGAGTAGCACTGATAACACAAGGCGAATCCCCATCTTATGTGTTAGACCCGCACCGTCAAGCCACATATACCCACAACACAGAGCACTTCTCTGGCGGACAGTGGGAAACCCTACCCGACGATGGCGGACAAACAGCCTACAAAGGCGTAATAGCCATATTCAATATGATAGAACAAGGAAAAATGGAAAGGTAAGGTATGAGGAAAAGAAAGTAATATAATTCTGCGCCATTACCTTTTCAAGGGCAAAAGCGTAAGTTCGCAAAAGAGTTCGCAAAGGTATTACAGCAATACCCTGATGACACCGTGTTTGTCGATTTATTCGGTGGTAGTGGCTTACTGTCGCATATAACCAAGTGTCAAAAGCCAAATGCCACCGTCGTGTACAATGACTTCGACAACTACCGCCAGCAGTTGGCACACATCTCGCAAACAAATGAATTGCTGGCGGCAATTCGTGAAATATTGAAAGATGTGCCACGTGGCAAAATGGTTGCAGGTGGAGAAAGACAGCTCGTAATTGATGCTATTAAAAGGCATGAAAAGTGTTACGGTTATGTAGACTACATTACCTTGTCTTCGTCGATAATGTTTTCAATGAAATATTGCACGAATATTGACGACCTTGAGAAACAAGGTATTTACAACCGAGTGCGTAGGGGAGATTTTGCGACGTGTGATGGTTATTTAGACGACTTGACAGTTGTGTCGGTTGATTACAAACAATTGGTCGAGCAATACAAAGATGTGCCTAATGTCGTGTTTATAATTGACCCACCTTATTTGAGTACCGATACGGCATCATACAACATGAATTGGCAGTTAAGCGATTATTTAGACGTGCTTCTTGTTCTTTTTAATCATTCGTTTGTTTATTTCACTTCTAACAAGTCTTCTATCATTGAGTTGTGCGAATGGATAGCTCGCAATAGTGGAATGAACAACCCATTTGAAAGATGCAACAAGGTTGAGGTGAACACGTCGATGAATTACAACTCCGCTTATACGGATATAATGCTGTATACTACACTTTAAAAGGTGTTCTTTCAGTGTTTAAATACTCTTTAAATACCCTACCATTTTCTTGAAGTCAGAAAAATGGTAGGGTGCTAACGTTGTATTTTAGGTGTGTGCGCGTGCTACATTTATTCCATTTCGTTTTTGCGTATAATAATAATTATTATTTCATTTCGTTTTTGAAGACGACTTTATTTCGTTGTGCCGATTATACAAAGGTAGTAGTTTGCTATGATATCTAATTTGAAACTGACAGATATCTGAGACGAACGTTACAGATATCTGAGACGAATGTTACAGATATCTAAACGTAAGGCAACCAATAT